GCCGCGTAACCCGCGAGGCTGCTATAAGCCTCAAGGGACCCGTAGAATCAATGGCTTACGTCACAACTTCGACATTCTGAACGCTACTTGACGTTCAAACTCGATGGGCCACCGCGTTTTGATTGTTGCACTGATGGAACGCTGCACAGCGTCCTGCAAAAAAGTCTTAGGCACTGACGGGCCATACAAGGCTTTGATCTTGGCGCGCGGCTTCTTGGCACCATTGCCAACCGAATGCGACCGCACTGCGTAAGACGGCACCGACACATTGCCGCGCGTGTATCCGCTGCGCTGATGCGCTCGCCGCGTATGTTGTCGCAGAGTTCGACGCTGGCCTGTCGCTGGCTTGTAGTCTGTTCGACTGAATACCGTTCGGCCTTGGTTGCCGATGAAAGCGCCTTTGTAAATCTTACGATTGCGCCAGGCATTCGCAGAGACGCCGGACTTAACCTCACGCGCACTAAAGTTGATGAGGTTCGGCGCGTACTTCTTCGCTACGATCTTGGCCTCTGGCTGTGCTCGAGTAGCGCGATAGATCGGCAGTCGCTCGCGTATAGATGACTTCTTCAGCCCAGTTACGCCGTTTATATCGTTGACGGCAGTAAGGCGAGCAGATACCGCAACACGGTTTAGTGCGCTTGGCACTGCTGCTGCGATCTCTTGCTTGAACTGGAAGCCTAGACGCTTCTCGACTTCCCTGATGTCTACTCGCACATCGTATTGCATACGTGCTCCGGTGGTCGGCCTTTGAGTCTAATTAACCCTGTGCAGTGTGCCGGTCGGAGCGTCTGGTGCATTTGCCCCAGTCTGCCCGCTTATATCAAGTTTTCGGGGCACTGTCTAGCGTCTCTGCAACTTTTCTTTCGGCCGTCTCAACACGGCGCATAAGGGTGCGCCTACTGATGTTAAGACGCTGCGCCTTGAGCCATAGCGGGCCGGTGCTGACGTAGTAGGCAATAAGAGGCTGCTTCCACGCTTGGGCAAGCCTCGCGACCGCCTGCTCGGTCTCGAGAATGTCATCGGGTGCTACCCCTCCGCCCGACCCCTTGCCGCCTGTGTTGGCCCACGTAAAAGCCGCTGCGGTCGGATAGCCCGTCACCGGTCGGCCCCTGCACCATCGGCCCCATTGGCTCAACTTAACTCGAGTGTATTCGATCACCGCGTCGCCTCCGGTTTAACCTTTGCGTTATAGCGTTCCCACAAGTCCTTAACGACCTGTTCGGGTTCCCTCGCCTCGATCCACTCGCCTCTCGGCTCCCAGACGGATCGTGCTATCTCTTGCGTTTCGGATAACTTGCCCGACTTGGACTTGATCTCAAGCCAGCAGACGAAATACACAACCTCGCCGAATGGCCCAACTTGGGGCAAAGGGCGCAGCGCCAACTTGTCGGGGATGCCTAGCCCAGCTTTTGTGTAGTCGATCAGCGAGAATCCAGCGGCCTTGACCGCTTCGGATATCTCACCATCGTTCAAGTCTCGGCGCGCGGCGTGTCTCACTTGGTGCCCTTCTTGAGTATCTGACGCCGCCCCTCTCGCGTCATGCTTAACACTTGGAGCCGGTCATAGTCTAGATCGAGCATGTCGCACACCCAGCGCATAGATCCGACCCCAGTTTCACCGCTGTAGACGTACTTCTTGGCCCCTCGGTCATAGGATCGGCGGTTAAGGTCGGCGATTGCTGAATACAGCACCGACGCCCAGAGCGCCCGATATGGCTGATCGTTCACCAATTCGCCGTCTGCCTGGCTAGGTCTACTGCTTTGCATAACTCCTCGATGATTGGTTTAGTGGTCTTTCGCAGCCGGTACAGTTCGCGTTTCTGCTCACGTCTGCGGTCTCTGAGTTTCTCGGCGTGTCGCCAATAGTATTCGCGCTGGTATTCCGTCCGTTTGTTGCCGAGCCTTACTGCCTCCGAGGCCGCGCGCTGGGCCTCTGGGGTTAGGGATTGGTGGAGGTGGTAGTTGTGCGGCCTACCGCCCACCGATTCGATCCCGCAGATTGGACAGTTACGGCGCATGGCGACTGCACGCCTCCTCGGCCTGCTCGAAGGTCTGGTACAGCCCAAGACACTTCGGGATGCGCCGTCCGTCCTCATTGTGCGTCCAAGCCACGTATAAGCCCTGTGGGCCGTTTTGGTCTTGGCGGATGGCGTAGGCGCGGCAGGCGCTAACGTGGCCCCAGAATGGATGAGAGAGCCATTGGAGCGGTTGGCGGAGGTGGAGGGCGGCTTGTGTCATGGCGCGTCCTCGTCCGTGGCCCATGCCGGGAGGGTGCCGACTTGGCCCTCGGGGTCTTGGTAGTGCAGCACCCGCGCGCCGAAGGTCTGCTGGAAGGCGAGCATCATCGACAGCGCCTCCGGCCCTTCGTGCCGTAGTAGTCGCTCGCCGACCGCCGTGGTCGTGGTAGGCTCCGGCATCTTCAATCGCTTCGCCAACTGGGGGGAATGTCTCATCGTGTCTCACTAACTGGGGGAACAACTGGGGAAAAACCAAAACGCGCGTAAGTCATTGATTCTTCGTTCCCCCAGTTGATTCCAGTATATACAACTGGGGAACTGGGGAACTGGGGAAAAAACCCCCAGTGTCCCCCCCCAAGTTGCCTTCCGACTGGGGGAAAGACTTGGGATAACTGGGGAAACTGGGGGCAATTACGTTGCTCAAAACGGCACAACCTCATCCTCATCGGCCTTCTTATCGCCAACCTTGAACGCCGAAATGTACCGCCCCTTCGCATGATCGCGAGCCGACACTTTGACCAGGCTACCCTCGGACACCCACTCATCGAGTACACGCCGAACCATCGACCGCGCACCCGCATCGTGAACATCCAACTCCATATGCTTCGCCACGATCTGCCCAGCCCATTGCGCGCTGCGAACATCCGCCCGCACTAACAACGGGTCGCGCTGATACGTCGCGTCTATGTCTGCCAGAATGACCGCCTTTTGACCCGGCGACATCTGCGCGTCAGTCGGCGGGTTCCACTCATCCACCACGCCCACCTTGTCACCGTCTGGATACACCGCATCACCGTTGCCGAGGTCAATGCTGACCAGTTGCCGCCACAGCCGCTCATCCGTCGGCGGTCTCATGTTGGCCTTCGGATTCTGAAGCCAGAAATACCGCCGCCGATCCTTCGCTTCGATCCCGTACCGCTCCGCCTCGGGTTGTCCCATCGCCGAGGCAATCCGCACGCTACGACACGCCCCGAGCAATGCCGACGCACCGCGCACGTCCTCGCTCGACGCCTCGTTGCCGTTGCCCTTTCGGAAGTGATGCACGATCTCGACCGCCAGGTTCGCCTGCTCGGCTATCGCGCGCCACTCCCACATCACCTTCTCCATCGCCGGGTTGTTGTTCTCATTGACCGCGTGCGTCGAAATGAACGGGTCAAGGATCATGGCGTCGATGCCCTCATCTCGAGCGCACTTCACGATCTGCTCACGCACGGCAGGCAGTTGCATTACCGTGCCATCCGCTTCCTCGGCCACGATGATGCGGGTATCGCGGCCAGAGGTAAGGTACAGATTCTGCGCGACCTCCTGCGGGTCTAGGCTGTAATGCTTACAGATCGCCACGAGCCTACGCTGCAATTCGTCCAGCGGGTCTTCCCCGTTGTGAATCCAGACCTTGAGCGCCCCGGTCGGAAGTTGCCACTTACCGCGCAGCAAGTCCCGCCCGAGCGCCATGCTCACGGCCTCTACCATCGTCATCGACGACTTGCCGCCGCCGCCCGCGCCTGCCGTCATCGACACCATGCGGCGCATATAGTGGAAGCCATACAGCCACTGCCTCGGCGGTATGCAGTCGGCCTCTATAGGTTGCCAGCGCCGCGCGATGATGCTTTCGGGATCTGGCGATCCAGTCGCTTTAACTGATTCATCGTCCTGTGGCGACGCGCGCTCAAGACCCTGCGCCTCTGGAAACGCTGACCAGTCGGGCGAATCGTCGAATCTTCCGGCCGGTGGTTGTGGCACACTCTGAAACCGCACTTCCGGCATTGTCCCGCCAAACTTACGCACGGCGCTCGATGCCATCGGCTCAATCCGGCTACGTAAGTCAATGCCATCTGCGTTTAGGCTGCTTCCCTTGTCGAGCAATTCACCCAAAGCCGCCACGATGTCATCGTAAGCCATGCCGCGCGCAGCCCAGCGGCTAGTCAACTTCAGCATTGCCTCGTAGCGCCCCTCACCACGCTCAAAGCATTGCAGCAGTTCTTGATTGCTCCGCGTGTCGCGCCCTGTTTTGGGATCGCTCGTGCCACCCACAAAAAACAAAGGTTCAATGTCTACAGCCTGGTCAACGCAACGGCCGTGAGCCTCCAATACTATGTATTTTGCGCCGCGAACCTTGCCAAAGTAGAAACTCTGCGAAAGCGTGAAACTTTCTCGCGTGGCAATCCCAAGCAATGCGCGATTCGCCCGCGCTACAAATCTTGCGCGATCAGTAGGCGCTGCTGGCTCAGACAGCGGAAGCAAAGCGCGCCACCTCGGAGCGCCGTCTGTGTAACTTGCCGAGGTGTAGATAAGAGCCATAAGCCCAGCGGCCTGTAGCCTTTTCTGCGCTTCCTCCGGCGATACCTCCTCGCCGTCATAGTCTACTTCAACCCCAAAAACGCGCTTCACGTTTGCGGAATGTCTCAGCCCGCCACCATCGCTCACGAGGTCGCCATACTCGCACAGGCTCAACAACGGGCAACTTGCCTTAGCAATATACGTGGGCGCTTCGGCAATGGCTTTGACCAAATCCGTCCACGCAGCGTCCGCATACTCTGTCTTTTCGCGCGCCTGGACGTTTTGAAAGACCGTGTAAGTAATCAGCGGCCCGCTATCGTCGATGCTTGTCATTGTCTTTCTCATGCGCGCTTCACGCCTTTTTTGCTGTTACATGACCTGCACAGAATGCCCAACTTTGCCGCGCTTTGGTGGTAATCTCTCCACCGCTTTTCCTCAACGTAATCCGCAAACTTAAACCCAGACCCGTTGTCCTCCTCAATTTTCGGCACGCCGTTTACGTCAATGTAAGATGACATGAGGTGCGAAAAGGGAGGCCAAACGTGATCGACGGTTAATGACTCCGTAGTAGCGCATGAGTCACAGCACTTTTCAGCATTGACGGCGTAATCAATAATCTGCTCTGCAACTGATGCGCGCATTGCTTGAGTAAGCCGCGCCTTTATGTGCCTGTCAATGTCAATCTGGCCGATTTGAATTGCCTTGCGCCATGACCACCCTCGCGGTTCCTCCCAGTCATACGCCAAAACCTCTACATGGCGTTCATTCGTAGCGTAATTCGGGTCTATACGCCTGCACGCATAGCGCAACGTGCAGCCTGTAACGTAAGAAAAATCATTCAAATCGGCATCATCAAACGGAACCCCAAATTCATTCCGGTCGATGATTTCCCTTGCCCGCTCCATGCGGGCCTTTTTAGTCATCTGTGTCATTTTTGCTCTCTATCTATACGCAATACTTTATGGGTAGATATCCGGCCTCAAGGCATTTCTCCGTACTCCCGTAGCGGCCTCTATGTCAAGTACCCGCATGACCGGCACGCGGCCAGCCTCGACCCACTGGTGGACAGCCTGCGGTTTTATCTTGAGTTTTCGCGCGAGCGCGGCCTGTCCGCCAGCCTTTGCTATGGCAGCAAGGAGGGCGGACTTAGGACTTTGGTGTGGTTGTTTACGCATACGTGGCCGAGCATACCGCAGGGCGGACAAGAATATCAAGCACTGCTTTTCAATCAAGTAGTGCTTGACACACCGAAACCGGCATGGTTTACTACACACATGGACGGCGCAGTGCCGGGCCAGAAGCGATAAGAAGGAGTCAGAAATGGTCAAGTTCAACAAGTACCACGTCACGAACGGCACGCACAAAGCACGAGTGTCTTACTCGGTAGACAACCGCACAGACGGCCGCGAGTGCGTCACGCTGTATGCCAAAGACTACTGCAACTCTCTGCACCTTATCTTTGCTGATTCTTACGTAAACAATAGCGACTCGATGACGGACTACTTCGAGCGCGGCCGCGTTGTGTTGTTTCCGGATCATCCTCTGTATGCCGCCGCGCGCGCTCGCGCTGTCGTGACTGACTACTGGTACATGAAGCGTAATAAGGTGGCGGCATGAGCCGCCCCTCCATCTGGCCGCAAGCCATCATATTTTTTTTGTTGTGCCTCGTCGCCTGCGCAATCGAGCCATGCGACGGGCATTCGTGCGATGTAGAAGTAACCACTGTCAAGGAGTAAGAAGTAATGAGCATTTTTGTTAGCGCAACATCTGGCGGCAACTATCCCGAGCGCAAGCCACTGGAAGCCGGAGCCTACGCCGCGATATGCGATATGGTCGTTGATCTCGGAGTGCAGCCCTCCCCAGGCGGGCAGTTCGCCCCCAAGCGCACGCTGCTGCTGCGGTTTCAGATTCCGTCCGAGCGCGTCGAGATTACAAAGGATGGCGAGACCCGCAGCCTGCCCGCGGTCATCAGCCGCACGGTTGGCCTGTCGCTGAACGAGAAGGCGACGCTTCGCCAGTTGCTGCAATCGTGGCGGGGTCGTGCGTTCACGCCGGAAGAGTTGAAGAAGTTTGACCTCACGGCGGTGCTCGGTAAGCCCGCATTCATCAACGTGACCCATAGCACTAAAGGCGACAAGACCTACGCCAATTTAACAAGCATCATGCCCCTGCCCAAAGGCATGGCCGCACCAACGCTTGAGGGCGAGGCGCTGTGGTTCAGCACCGACACGCCAAACTCCGACGTATTCGACAAGTTGCCCACATGGGTGCAGGACAAGATCGCCGGGCGCATCATCGACAAGCCCAAAGCCGCAGCACCCGCTCCGGCCGCTCCGGCTGCGTTCGTTGACGATGAGGTAGCATTCTGATGGCTACCGCTCGTTACGGTTACAAACTGGCCGACGGCACGAAAGTGC